CTGCGTGATCCAGAAACATTCAAATTATACTATACAGAAATGTTCAAGGTAGTTAAAGTCATTGTCAATGAAGCTGAAGGCAAAGAACCCGAACAGTATGTGATCAAAGATCTCAACATCAACTTCCAGAATCTAACAGCCACAGCACTGAGCAGCAGCGATACGTTTATTAATCATCCACAGGTAGGTGGCCCCCAAGGTAGTTATGTGCAACCACAAACACCCTACAGCGGTGGCTCACGATTTAGCCACGCACAGAACGAAGCAGTTATCGATGCAGAACATGTAGTACACATCAGTCTTACAGAAGGTCTAGATCTAAATTGGCCATTTGGTACCAGCGTTCTAGAAAGCATATTCAAGATATTTAAACAGAAAGAACTATTGGAAGATGCTATCATCATCTATCGTATACAGCGTGCTCCAGAACGTCGCGTGTTTAAGATTGACGTAGGTAATATGCCTACACACATGGCCATGGCCTATGTTGATCGTGTAAAAAACGAAATCCATCAACGACGCATACCTACACAGACTGGTGGTGGACAGAACATGATGGATGCTACATATAATCCGTTATCAACTAATGAGGACTATTTCTTCCCAGTGACAGCAGATGGGCGCGGATCTAGTGTTGACGTGTTTCCAGGAGGACAAAATCTAGGTGAGATCACAGATCTACGTTACTTTACCAACAAGATGTTCCGCGGTCTACGTATTCCTAGCAGCTATTTGCCAACTGGCACAGATGAGGGCGAGCGTACCTACAGTGATGGTAAAACTACCACAGCACTGATCCAGGAATGGAGATTTAACCAGTACTGCATACGACTACAGAACATGATAGTGGACAAGCTAGATCAAGAATTCAAGATGTTCATGCGCTGGAGAGGCATTAACATTGATAATAATTTGTTTGATCTACGCTTCAATGAACCACAGAACTTTGCTAAATATCGCCAGGCAGAAGTTGATGCCACCCGCATCCAAACATTCACTGCTCTTGAACCAATTCCCTATCTCAGTAAACGCTTTCTACTAGAACGCTATCTAGATCTCAGCGAAGAAGAAATGACTCGCAATGATGAACTATGGGCACAGGAAAATGGCACAGTTGCTGATACAGAAATTCCTGATGCAGGTTTACGTGCCGTCGGAGTTACTAACGCTGGTATACAACAGGATCTCGATGCTGTAGCACCCCCTGCAGATCTAGGAGCAGAAGTCGGAGCAGTTCCAGGAGCCGGCCCTGAAGGTGTTGGAGCTCCTGCTAGCCAACCTGTTGCTGGTGCTGGTGCACCTGCTGGTGGATTAGGTTTATAGGCTTTTTGGTAAATACTCTTATGAACCTACTGGAAATTTTTAAACCCGAATCCAAGGGATACAGCACCGAAAAAGACGATAATACGGCTCTTAAGCTCAGTGATCTGCGCAAGACCAAGCTGACTATTAAACAGCTAAATCGTTTGAGAATCATGAACGATGTGCGTAAACTTGAGCACGAAAAGAAAGTCAGCACAGTACAACAACAGTATAAAGCTCCCGCAGCAGAAGCTCCAGTGATGTAATTATCCGCCAAAACGATTCAAAAACATAGCATTTAACCCCATTTTTCAATTTATTATGTAAATATATAAACATAATACATTTCAATTGAGTATTAGTCCGGATTAATATTAATTTTTAAGGAGTTCATAATGAACAACAAATACGAACAACTAGTCGAATTCATCATCAACGATGAAACAGACAAAGCTCGTGAACTTTTCCACCAAATCGTAGTAGAAAAATCACGTGATATCTATGAAAGCCTAGTATCTGAAGAAGACCTAGATGAAACAATGGGTGGCAACGAAGTCGAAGACCTAGTAGACGAAGTTAGCCTAGACGAAGAAGGTATTTCTGAAGAAGAAGAAGAAGGTGAAGAAGGCGCTGAAGAATTTGGTGCTGAAGAAGAAATGGGCGGCGAAGAAGAACTTGAAGACCGCGTAGTTGATCTAGAATCAGCATTAGACGAACTTAAAGCTGAATTTGATGCACTGATGGCTGGTGAAGAATCTGAAGAAGAAGCTATGCCAGGTATCCACGGTGACGATGACGGTGATGTAGAAGTTGGCAATGAAGAATTCTACGAAGCAGAACATAAAGAAGAAGACGCTGAAGAACTTGACGAAGCTGAAGAAAACGATGAAGAGGAAGAAGTTGACGAATCTATCGTTCGTGAATATGTTGAAAAAGTAGCAGCTCCTGCAAACGCAGAAGGTGCAGCAGTTGGCACAGGTAAAAGTGTAGCTGTTAACAAAAAATCAACAGTAGCTGGTAAGAATGACATGGGTGGCAAGGCAGTTAACGTAACAGCTGGTGGTACAGCTAACCAAGACGGTAATAGCCCTGCAGCTAGCGAAAAACCAAAAGGTCAGTTAGTTAATGATCCCTTAAACAAACCAGGTGCTAATGCTGGCAAAGCATTTGCTAAGAAAGAAACAGCAGTAAGCAAAGAAGAAGGCGCAGTTAACAAAACTAGCCCACTAGCAAAATAATTAGGAAACTATAATGGCTTTATATCTTAAAGAGAACTTGACATTTGACGCAGCCCGCATGGAAGTTATCACTGAAGGCGCAGCTGACGGCAAAGGTAAGAATCTTTACATGAAAGGCATATTCATCCAAGGTGGCGTTAAAAACCACAATGAGCGTGTATATCCTGTAAATGAGATTGAAAAAGCCGTTAGCACACTAAATGAACAGATCAAGGGTGGTTACAGCGTCTTAGGCGAAGTTGATCACCCTGATGATTTGAAAATTAATTTAGATCGTGTTTCACATATGATCATAGATATGTGGATGGATGGTCCTAATGGTTTTGGTAAATTAAAGATTCTTCCTACTCCAATGGGTACATTAGTTACTACTATGTTGGAATCAGGAGTAAAACTTGGTGTTAGCAGTCGTGGTAGCGGTAACGTGAACGACTCTGACGGCAAAGTAAGTGACTTTGAAATAGTCACAGTAGATGTAGTTGCGCAACCAAGCGCACCAAATGCGTATCCAACAGCGATTTACGAAGGACTGATGAATATGCGTGGTGGCAGCAAGGTATTCGAAATGGCTAAAGAGGCCAGCGCAGATCAAAAAGTACAGAAATATCTAAGAGAAGCCGTAAAAGGCCTTATCAAAGATCTTAAAATTAAATAGGAGATCGTAATGTTAGATGCTATCAAACCATTGTTAGATAGTGGTATCATTAACGAAGAAACCCAAACTGCTTTAACTGAAGCTTGGGAATCAAAGTTAAATGAAGCACGTGAAACTATTCGCGCTGAATTGCGTGAAGAATTCGCTGGCCGCTATGAGCACGACAAATCAGTAATGGTTGAAGCTCTAGACAAAATGGTTACTGAAAGTCTCACCGCTGAACTCAAAGAGTTTGCCGAGGAGAAACAGGCTCTTACTGAAGACCGCGTGAAATTCAAACGTCACATGGTTGAAAGTGCTGGTAAGTTTAATGACTTCATGGTTACTAAACTTGCAGAAGAAATCAAAGAATTGCGCCAAGATAAGAAAGTTCAAACTGAAGCTATCGCTAAGTTAGAAAAATTTGTTATCCACGCACTTGCTGAAGAAATCAAAGAGTTTGATCAAGACAAGCAGGCAGTCGTAGAAACTAAAGTTAAACTAGTAGCAGAAGCTAAATCTAAATTAGCAGAACTACAGTCAGCTTTTGTTAAACGCAGTGCTGGACTTGTTAAGGAAGCAGTAGCACAAAATCTAGGCTCAGAATTGGCACAACTAAAAGAAGACATCCAAATTGCTCGTGAGAACATGTTTGGTCGTCGCCTATTTGAAGCATTCGCTACAGAATTTGCTGGTACTCATTTAAATGAGAACAAGGAAATTGCTAAACTGCAAGCAGAACTAGCTGAAAAAGAGCAGGTTATTGCTGAAAGTCAAAAAGCGGTTGCAGCAAAAGAAGCATTAGTTGAGTCTAAGAACCGTGAAGTTCGAATGATCCAAGACGGTATCGCTCGTAAAGAGAAACTCGATGGATTACTTAAGACATTAAACAAAGAGAAAGCTGAAGTAATGAGCAGCCTACTCGAGAGTGTGCAGACAGAAAGACTACAAACTGCATATGAAAAGTATCTACCAGCAGTTCTAAACAACACTCCAACAGCAAAAGCTGAAAAGGCGATGCTAAGTGAGTCAAGAGTAGAAGTGACAGGTGATAAATCTGCTAAAACCAACGTAGAATCCGAAACAAATGTTATCGAAATTCGACGTTTAGCAGGGCTAAAATAGTAGTAAATTTTTTTAAAGGAAAATAAGAAATGACAACCCAACTATTAGAAGGCCGTTGGAACGAGACCAAAGACGCCCTGTTAGAAGGTCTACAAGGTTCGAAAAGAACTACAATGGCTGTAATTTTAGAAAATACGAAGAAGCACTTGATGGAAACAGCAACAAGTGGTGCAACAGCAGTAGGTAACGTTGCTACACTTAACCGCGTAATCCTTCCAGTGATTCGTCGAGTAATGCCAACAGTTATCGCTAACGAAATCGTTGGCGTACAACCAATGACTGGCCCAGTAGCACAAATCCACACTCTACGTGTACGTTACGCTGATCAAGTTACAGCTACATCAGGCGACAGCACAGTAGGTGGTGATGAAGCTCTAAGCCCATTCAAGATTGCAACTGCTTACTCTGGTACAACAGCTGGTAAGGCTGCTTCAACATCAACACTTGAAGGTACACCAGGTAACAGAATCAACGTTCAAATCTTGAAACAAGTTGTTGAAGCTAAGACACGTAAACTAAGTGCTCGTTGGACATTTGAGGCAGCTCAAGATGCACAATCAATGCACGGTTTAGATGTTGAAGCAGAAATCATGGCAGCTTTAGCACAAGAAATCACAGTTGAAATCGACCAAGAAATTTTAGCAAGTTTAGCTAGCCTTTCTGGTAACACATTCAACTACAACCAAGCTACAGTATCTGGTACAGCTACATTCGTAGGTGACGAGCACGCAGCTCTTGCAGTTTTAATTAACCGCGCTGCTAACTTGATCGCTCAACGTACACGTCGTGGTGCTGGTAACTGGGCAGTTGTAAGTCCAGAAGCTTTAACAGTACTACAATCTGCAACTACTTCAGCTTTTGCTCGTAGCACAGAAGGTACTTTCGAAGCTCCAACAAATACTAAGTTTGTTGGTACATTAAACTCAGCAATGAAGATCTACGTAAACAGCTATGCTGGTACAGGTACTTCAGTGTTAGTAGGTTACAAAGGTTCTAGCGAAGCTGATGCAGCTGCGTTCTATTGCCCATACGTACCACTAATGAGTTCTGGTGTTGTGTTAGATCCAAACACATTTGAACCAGTAGTAGGTTTCATGACTAGATATGGTTATGCAGAGTTAACAAACACTGCTTCATCTCTAGGTAATGCAGCTGACTATTTAGAGTCAATTGGTGTTTCTAACCTATCATTCCAATAATATTCGTATTATTAGTTTGAAATCATTCAAAAAGCCCGCTAGTCGGGCTTTTTGTTTGGCTATGCGATAAATATATAAGTTCGCTCTAAACAGAGAGTTTATGCGGTACCCGCCGCGTAGGCCTAGAACGCCAACTATAAGGAGAAAAACAAATGGGACGTCCAGTAAAATCGGTTTATTTTGGTAATCGTAATAACAACGGAGTAGGTGGCGAAGGCGTATTATACGCTAACGTTTATCTAGCTGGTACAGGTTATTACACAGCTAACGTTGGTGTAACTTTTGCTGCACCTCAGATCACAGGTGGCACAACAGCACAAGGTACCGTAACATTAAATGGTAGTGGTAATGTCACAGCAATCACAGTAACAACAGCAGGTACAGGCTATACATCAGCACCTGTTATAACAATCACTGGGGCCAACGCATCAGGCGCACTAGGTAATGTAACATTATATGGCACAGGCGTAACTGCTAATGCTATTAACATGACAGCATATCTATCAGCAGCTGATGGTGGCAGTTCAGCAGTGTCAAGCGACATTCGTAAACAAACAGGTAGCAAGCGTTACAGAGTAACAAACGCACAAGGAACAGGCGTTGTTGCTTTAGTTGACAATGGTAGTCCTACAGCAGGTCAAGGCTATATTGGTGCAACAGACTCAGCAGGCGGTACTTACTATGTTTACAAGTTGTATGGTGAAACAGCATACTTAACACCTAATACAGGCACACAGTTTGCTGCGAATACTCACGTGCAATGGAATATAACAACTCCAGTATTAAATACCAGCGTGACTTTAGACAACAATTAATTTGTTTCTAACTAAAATAGCGGCTTTGGCCGCTATTTTTTTATCTATAGCATCAGTGATAAATAATAAAAACGGATGATTTAAATGGCTACAGTTAAGCAAACCAATGGTAATCTAATAATTCAAACACCTTTTCAGAGCGGTGTTGCTTCTAATATTACTCTAGATACAGATTATGTATATACCACTGGCAACTTATACGTCACTGGTAATCTTGTTGTACGAGGTGGAACTACAGAAGTTGTAAGTAATATTACAAAAATCACTGATAATATTATAACTCTGAACTCAGGTGAAACAGGTAACGGGGTTAGCACATTAGGTTCGTATTCTGGTCTTGAAATAGATAGAGGAACAGCACCGGGAGGTAATGTTTATCTACTCTGGAACGAAACGGTATATGCTTGGCAGATCAGCGGTGTTGGTGACGGAAATGGTGCTGTTGGAGTAAATATTGCAACGGTAACAGGCGGATCAGCACTTTCTTCAGTAGTTAATGATCCTAACCCGGTATTAGGTGGAAATCTTAATGTACAAAATAAAACAATTTATGCTAACGTAGCTGCCAATACCTACGTAACGATCCAAGGGGTACTGTCGATCATAAACGCTAATATTACTCCTCTTACAAATGCAGGAACTACAGTATTTTATGCTAACGCCGCAGGTGCAGGCACAGCAGGACTGTATGTAGTCAATGACCAAGCTACAAACGAAGAATTAATTACAAAAAGAAGAGCCTTTGGCTTTTCATTATTATTATAGGAAAGAACAATGGCAATAACTAATTTTACTTTAGGAACATCACCAGCAAACATTTATACCAGCAGTGGTAATACAGTAGTATCAACTATGTACTTCTGTAATAATCATACTGCGGCTATCAATCTTAATGTATATCTGTTACAAAGCTCAGCTACAGTAGCTAATGCCAGTGTACAAATCTATAAAGATGTGCAACTTGCTGCCAATGATACCTATGTTGTTGACATGGAAAAACTAGTATTTGCCAACGGCGAAAAGATACAAGCCAACGCATCAACAGGTGCAGTCGTCACAGCCACAATCAGTTATGTAGGAATCTAACATGGGACACATGCTGAAAAATACCGTATTCCGCAGTGGTAGCTATGCGTTGGGAGTTCCCACAGGTACTAGCA